GATTGAAGATTTAGATTTTAGTGCTTACAACCACGCTTGGAATGAGACTAACATTACGAATAGTTGGAATCAAGCCTCTGGCACTACGGCATCAGGAATAGGTTACTACTATCCACTTATTGATTATGGGCAAGTTTCATATAGCCAAAATCAAAACCATCCGAAAAAAGATTGGAGTTACAAAGCATTTAGACCTGCATTGTTTGTAAAAGAATATTTGGATAAGATAATAACCAACTCTGGTTACACCTACGAAGCACCATTCTTTAACACGAATCTATTCAAAAGATTAGTCGTACCTAACAACCAAAAGTTTTTAAGCAATACTTCCGATGTAGCTTTTAGTGGTACATTCACTCCACTTAATCAAGATTTTTTAGGTCATCCAACACCAAGACCTTTTTTATCTATTCCTACTATTACCAATCAAGGATACTTCACACCTTCTAACTCATATACTCGGTTCACTTATACAGGAGCAGCAACGATACAAATACGCTTTGAGTTTACTATCATTGGAGAGACAACGGATAGAACTTATATTCTCATTCAAAAGAATGGTAGTGGTGCGGAAACATTTGCTATTGAACAAGGTTTATTTTCTTATGTCAATGAAAGTACGGGATACATTTCATTAGCAACAAACGATTATGTTGAGTTTAGATTGGATTGGGATGGATATGCAACGGGTAATGCGGTAAGAATAGAGACATCTCAATTTGATACGAAGTTCAAAACTTCAAGTACACAATCAGTTCCATTGAGTTTAGGGGAGACAATTTTTATTAACAATACATTACCGAAAGGAATCTATCAAAGAGATTTTATTGCCTCTATTATCAAGATGTTTAATTTGTATATCGTTGAAGATACTACAAAGGGAAAGCACTTGAAGATTGTTCCATATATTGACTTCTATACTACAACGGCAAACTTCCTACAGGTGAATGACCTTGAAGAAGAATTGTTAGTAGATAATCTTGACCTTTTGTTATTGGATGACTATTCGGCTTCGCATTTGGATTGGAGTTACAAAATAGATAGGTCAAAATCTTTTAAGTTAAAACCAATGTCTGAACTCAATGGTAGATTCTTTGAGTTTAAATATAAGAGCGACTCCGATTACTACAACGAGGTCTATGTGAAACACTATGCTCAAGGGTATGGTGACCACGTTGAGGATACGGGTTTTGAGTTCGCTAATGAAAAACAAACGAATGAAGTAATCTTTTCATCAACACCATTAGTAGGTTACGCTGGAGAGGATAAAGTATTCCCCACAATTTTTAAGTTATCTAATACACAGAACACACAATCCGAAGACCCGATAGACCATAACATTAGGATAATGCAAGTGCGTAAGGTAACGGGTGTTAACAATTGGAATCTCAAAGGAGATAGTGGCAATCTATTAACTAACCTATCTTATTACGGATATGGTGGGCATTTAGACGACCCCGATGCACCAACGGCAGATATCAACTTTGGTGTAGCGAAAGAGATTTATTTTTCGTTATCCGTATCCTATCCTTCGGCAAATCTATTCAATGGATTCTGGAGTGATTACATTGCAGAGATTACCGATAAAGATAGTAAACTACTTACTTGTAGTGTTTATTTAAAGACAACCGATATCTATGGTTTAGATTTCTCAAAGCTAATTTATATTGATGGTGCTTTGTGGAGATTAAATAAAGTTATTGATTACAATCCTACGAACCCCGAAAGTACGAAGTGTGAATTTTTACGAGTAATTGAATTAACATACGCATAATGGGACAAGAAATCATAGGTTTAAAAATTACGGGAGATAGTAGTGAAGCCGTTAAATCGGTAGGTTCATTAAAAACACAACTAAGACAAGCAGAAGCGGATGTAGCAAAACTATCTGAAAAGTTTGGTGCTACTTCAAAGGAAGCGGTGGGGGCTGCCAAGAAAGCCGCAGAGTTAAGAGACCGAATTGGAGATGCTAAATCCTTAACCGCCGCCTTTAATCCAGATGCGAAGTTTAAAGCGTTCACCGCAACATTAAGTGGTGTTGCTGGAGGATTTGCTGCGGTGCAGGGCGCAATGGGATTGATTGGTGTTGAAAGTGAGAATGTACAAAAAACGCTTTTAAAAGTTCAGAGCGCAATGGCTTTGTCTCAAGGTTTACAGACGTTGGGAGAGAGCGTTGATTCGTTTAAACAATTAGGTGCGGTAATTAAAAGCACAACAATATTTCAACAGGCAAACAATATGGCTACTTCAATAGCTACGGGTTTGCAAAGAGCATTTGGAGTAGCTACTATTGGCACAAGTAAGGCTTTTAATATTTTAAAGGCTGCTATTATTTCAACAGGCATCGGGGCATTAATAGTTGCTATTGGAACACTTATTGCTTATTGGGATAAAATAAAAGAAGCGGTTAGCGGTGTTTCAAAACAGCAGAGTAATCTATTAAAAACAACTCAAAAAAATCAAACTGCGGAAAAGGAAAAACTTGAGACTTTAGAGCGGCAAGATAACAGCTTAAAATTACAGGGTAAATCGGAAAAAGATATTTTAAATCTTAAAATAAAACAAACCGATGAAGTAATTAAGGCAACCGAAGAAAATATCAAGCAACAGCAAATTGTAATCAAAGCACAAATTGAAGCTGAAAGAAGGAACAAAGAAATATTACAAGGAATTATTGCTTTTATAACAGCACCACTTACAACTTTATTGTTTGGTATTGATGCCATTGGAAAGGTTTTTAATAAGAACTTCAAATTAGTAGAATCCTTTACTGGAGGATTAGCAAATTTAATATTTGACCCTTCTGATGTAGAAAAAAAAGGTAAGGAAACACTAAAAGCATTAGACAACCAATTAAAGGATTTTAAAGAGCAAAGAGCAGGTTTTCAGTTATCAATAAACTCCATAAATGCTAATAATGCAAAAAAAGAATTAGAAGCACAAGAAATACTTGAAAAAGCAAAGATAAGTCTTTTATCTGAAAGACAGCAGAAAGAATCTGCTATAAATAAAGAGTTTGATGAGAAGGCAAAGAAGTTAAAAGAAGCAGGAATAAAGGATGACGGCTTAATTGAAAAGCTGAGACAAAAGGCACTTAAAGAAATTGACGATAAATACAAAAAAGAAAGCAAGGATAGAGAAAAAGAATTTCTGGATTCGCTCAATGAGTTAAGAACAAAGACTCGTATTGAAGGGATAAAAGATGAAAATGAAAAGGCAAGACAATCCATTCACGATGAGTATGAGAAACAGAGGGAAGATATACTTAAGAATGAGAAACTTACATTTTTTCAAAGAATAATCTTACTTGCTGAATTAAAAAAACAAGAAGCATTAGCATTACAACAACAAGATAAAGTTGAAGCACAGAAAAAATTAGATGAAGATTTAGCAGCTTTAAAAATTACAAATGATAAAACATTTAAAGAAAAAAAATCACGAATTGACCAAGAAAGAGCATTAGTACAACAAGCTCGTGATAATAATGTTATTGATAAAACAAAGTATCTTGAGAAGGTTAAAGAATTAAATGATAAGGAAATTGCATTAGAAAAAGAAAAGTATGATTCTATCGTTAATAATATTTTAGTAATTAAAGATAGTTTTAGCGGAATAGCTACCGAAGTAGGAAAAAATCTTGATTATCAACAACAACTATTAAAACAAAATTTAGAAAAAGGGTTAATAAGTCAAGAGGAATACAATAAGCAAAGCGAGGAACTCTCAAAGAAAAAAGCTATACAAGAAAGGAATTTAGCTTTGTTTAATTTAGCCATTGATACAGGGGTTGCTATTGCAGGTATTGTAAGACAAGCGAGTAGGAATCCTACTAACTTAACACCATTTCAATTAATATTGGATATTGCAATTCGTAGTGCAGCAGTTTTAGCAAATATATTTAAAGCAAGAAACGCTATTAATCAAGCTAAATTAACAAGTGCCTCAAGTATTAGCGGTGTCGGTGGGGGTGGAGCAGCACCTATCGCACCAGCATCACCTTTGGTAAACACAAGAACGCAACTTGATTCAACATCAATTCAACAATTAGGTTCAGCAACAAATCGTGCCTATGTGCTTGAAAGTGATGTCACTAATTCACAAGAAAGAATAAGAAGAATTAATAGAGCGGCAAGATTAGTTTAAAAATCTATTTATCATTATGAACAAAGAATTACCCATATACCGATTAGATATCGTTGATGATTTAGAATCCAACGTAGAAGTGGAATATGTTGCTCTTGTGGATAGACCAGCAATTGAAAGAGCGTTTTTAGCTTTTAATAAAAGTATGGCTTTTGCTATTCAAGATGAAGAAGAGAAAATTATTAGCGGTGCTTTGATTTTAGCTGATACACCAATTTACAGAAATGACACAAATGGAGAATACTATGTTATTTTTACTAAAACCACTATTAAAAAAATTGTTCAAAAATATTTTAAGAAAGGTTATCAGAATAATGTAAATTTGATGCACGATAGCGGTCAAACCAAAGAGGGGGTAACGATGTTTGAGAGTTGGATAGTGGATGAGAAAAGAGGGATTAAACCAATGGTGGGATTTGAGGATGTAAAAGATGGTAGTTGGTTTGGTTCTTTCAAGGTAGAGAACGATGAGGTGTGGAAGTTGATTAAAGATGGAAAGGTACAAGGATTCTCTGTTGAGGGGATATTTAACTACAAGACCGACACAAAGGAAGAAAAAATGATGAAGGATATTATAGATATTCTACGTCAAACAAAATAGGTTTTCATAGTTTTGGTTTGAGGGGGGGTGTTTCTACACCCCCTTTTTTAGTGTAATAGGTGTAACAGGTGTTACAGTTCCTCTATGTGGTAATTGGGAGTCTTTTAATCTATTTAAAGAAAATTATTTATGACTCCACAAGAAGCACTACAAAAAATAAAGGCAATGTTCGCCGAACCAGTTGTTGTCCCCGAAGTTGCCGTTTCGCAATTTGCCGAGTATGTTCTTGCATCTGGTTCAAAAGTAAGGATTGACAAGTTAGAAGTTGGTGGTAAGGTTTCTTTGGTAGATGAAAATGGTCAAGAAGCCCCCGCACCCGCAGGTGAGCATATTTTAGCTGATGGCTCTGTTATTGTTTTAGATGAAATGGGAATTATCCTTGAAATCAAAACTCCCGAAGTAGAAGTACCCGAAACCGAAGTTGAGTTGTTGAAGAAAAGGGTAACCGAAATGGAGGCGCAAATCTCCGAATTGAGAGGTCTTAAGAATGAAGCTAAAATGAATGAAAGCCTTGCTCAAATGAATGACAAGTTTTCAAAGGCTATCACCGAGTTGACCGATGTGGTTATTGAACTTACAAAAACTCCTTCCGTTCCACCTACACAACCAAAACAGTTCACAAAGCATTTTGAATCTAAAAACGATAAGATTACACGCTTTCTTTCTAATTACGCAAAATAAATTTAAAAACTTAAAATTAAATAACAATGGCTTTTGATGTTTCAGCATTATCAAATTATACCAAAGAGAATGAGGCTCTATTGGTAACTTCTTCCGTTCTTGGAAGTAAAACCGCCTCTTTGATTAAAAGTCAAGGCAATGTAATGGTGGGAGTAAAAAGTTCCGAGACAATCAACATTATGGATACAGATGCTATCTTTCAAAGTGGTGGCTCTTGCGGTTTCAATGCAAGTGGTTCTACAACTTTTACGCAGCGTACTGTAACTGTTGGTAAGATTAAAGTAAACGAATCTCTTTGCCCTAAAGACCTTGAAGCAAAATATTTACAGAAGGCTTTACCAGAGGGAAGCCGTTACGATTCCGTTGCTTTCGCATCCGATTATACGGACAAAAAAGCGGCTCGTATTGCTGCTCAATTGGAGACTGCTATCTGGCAAGGTGCAACAGGTTCGGCTAACGTAAACCTAAATAAGTTTCAGGGATTGGTTGCTTTGATTGGTGCTTCTGCCGTTGAGTCAAACAACACAACTTATTATGGTACTCCAGCCACTTCAATCACTTCTGCTAACGTAGTAGCTATCTTTGATGCTCTTTATAAGGCAATACCTGCAAGTGTTGTATCAAAAGATGATATGACTATTTGGTGTGGTCAAGATGTATTCCGTACTTACACAATTGCGTTGAAAAATGCAAATATGTTCAACTACTCTTTTGATGGTAAGGCTGATAGCGAGTTCTACTTGCCCGGTACTTCTATTAAAGTGGTAGCCACTCCGGGTCTAAATGGTGTAACAAAACTCTATGCTATTCGTTTGAGCAATATGTTCTTGGGTACTGATTTGCTAAATGAAGAAGAGAAATTTGAGTTATTCTATGCAAAAGAGGCTGACCAAGTGAGATTCGTTAGTGAGTTTAAGATGGGGGTGAATGTTGCCTTTTTGGATGAGATTGCTTCTTTCATTATTTAATAAATTGGGTGGGTAGAAATGTTCACTCATAACTTTTAAACTTTAATAAAATGGCTTGTGCTTTAACACAAGGATACTTACTTGATTGCAAAGATAGTTTAGGCGGTATCAAAGCTATGTGGTTGATTAACCACGCAAACGTGACTGCGGTTACGGAGGCTTCTGGTATCGTTTCGGCTATCACTAAAGCAGTAGGTAAGGTATTCTACAAATATGAATTAGTAAAAAATACGGGTTCATTGACAGAAACAATTACTACTTCTGTTGAGAATGGTACTGTGTTTTATGCTCAAGAACTTTCTATCGTTCTTAACAAACTTCAAGCGAACACACGCAATGAAATTTTGCTTCTTGCTCAAGCTACTTTAATGGTGGTTGTTCAAGATGCTAATGACAAATATTGGCTACTTGGGCGTGTTGCTGGTGCTGATGTTACGGGTGGTACTGCTACAACAGGAACGGCAAATGGAGACCGCAATGGATATGCGTTAACATTTACGGGAAATGAGAAACAACTTGCTCCCGAAGTTAATAGCAACATCATCGCAGGTCTAACCGCATAAGGCTTTCGTGGTTCGTTATAGGTAGGTAGATTAGCCATCCCTTTGGGGGTGGCTTTTTCTTTTGGTAAAATCTTGAGTATTTTCTATTTAGTAGTATGGTATATTTAACGAAGGGAGTAACGAGTGAGATTATCCTTACATTAAAGGAAAAGCAAACGCTTTCTACGCCTAATTATCTTTTTGTATTCACGCATAGGGGTAGTAATGTAGAGGTAAAGTTTGTGCTTTTAAACAACCAAGATACTTCACTTCATAAAGAGAGGTTCAATCAGTTTTCGCTTGTCACGAATACTTACTTCGCTAACTATGACTCTGGTGAGTGGGGGTATCAAATCTATGAGCAAACATCTTCCTCTAATGTAAACCCCGCCAATGCTACAAGTTTATTGGAAACAGGTATTATGCGGCTTAACGATTCAACTACTTTTTCGTTCACAAAATATCAAACGAATAACACATACATAGTACGATGATAGACAATCTTGTTATATTAAGTTTTGCAGAGGCAAAGCAACCCGAATATCGGGAGAAAAAAGGTGTAGGATATATTGAGTTCGGTGATAGGAATGACTATCCGAACTATTTGTTAAGCCTTTTTAATAAGAGTGCGAAACACAATGCTATCGTTAAAGGAAAGGTTAATTACATTATTGGTAATGGCTGGGCAACAAAAGAGCAAGATGCGAGAGCGGAAGAGTTTATCAATAAAATAAACCCATACGAATCTTTAACGGATTTAACTCGTAAAGTCTCTGTTGATTTGGAGATTTTTGGTGGTGCGTATTTAGAAATCATCTGGAGTAAGATAGGTGGGCAAATAGCATCTATTTGTCATATTGACTACACAAAAGTTCGTTCTAATAAAGAAAACACACAATTTTGGATTAAGGATTGGAGTGATAGAAAAGCGGAAGCGGAAGTAGTCATTGGTTACAATACGGAGGTAAAAGAGGGTAAGCAAATTCTTTATATCAAGGAATATAGACCCGGATTAGATACCTATGCCTTGCCGGGATATATGGGTGCGTTAAATTACATTGAAAGCGATATAGAGGTTAGTAAGCACGTTTTAGGTAACGCACAAACGGGTTTTAGCGCAAGTAAATTAATTACGCTACCTAATGGTGAGCCTTCACCCGATGAGAAAAGAAACATTGAAAGAAGGTTTACTGAAAGATTTTCGGGTAGTGATGGTAAGAAGTTTATTCTTTCATTTGTTCAAGACATAGCGAAGAAACCCGCCGTTGATGATTTAGGTGCGAGTGATTTAACGAAAGAGGATTTTGGAAGGGTGGATAATATGATTCAGCAAAACATTTTTGCGGGACACCAAGTAACCACGCCTTCATTGTTTGGGATTTTAGTGGAAGGTTCTTTGGGTACTCGTTCCGAAATTAGAGATGGATACGAAGTGTTCAAGAACACTTACGTTAATGACAAGCAGCAATATTTAGAGAGTGTTTTTAATGGCTTGGCAAAAATCAATGGTGTTGTTTCCGATTTGTATATTAAACCTGTTGAGCCAATCAATTTTGAGTTTAGCGAAAGTACTATTGCTCAAGTTGCCCCTAAAGAATGGATTTTAGAAAAGATTGGTGTTGATATGACTAAATATCAAACCACTCCAGAGCCTACACAGGCACTCGTTAACGAGCATTTAAAAGGAATGAAAGGTAGGGAGTGGCAAAACTTCCAACGCATTATTCGTAAGTATAATAAGGGAGAGATAACGAGGGAACAAGCAATTCAGATGTTGAAGGGTGGTTACGGATTAGATGATGAAGCAATTTCCACTTGGCTTGGGGATGAATCTTATGAACAAAGGTTTGATGATGTGGATTCCGTTATTTCTATTTTTGATGAATACGGGGAAAAGTCGGAAAAGTTTTTAGTATTAGCGACAAGAAATGTTTTTAGTGCCGATGAAGAAATGCAAATGTTTGCCGAAGTGATTGATGACACTTTAGATAAAAAGATATTATCCGCTATCTCCGAAAACAAAGACATCGCAATAAAAGATATCGCAAAAATAGTTAAAGCCGATGTTGATGTAGTAAATGAAAGAATTAATAAGCTGGTAGAGTTGGAATATTTGAAAGTAAAAACAAATATTCCTAAACTATTAAAGCCGTTGAGTGAGATTATTGATAAGCCGATAAAAAAAACTTTTTTGATTCGTTATGCTTATGAATGGAAACCTGATGTTCCCGTTAGAGAGAGAGATACTCTTGAGCATCCTTCAAGACCTTTCTGTAAACGTATAAGGGAGTTGGATAAGTTTTGGTCAAGGAGTGAAATTGAAACACTTTCTCATCGTTTAGGATATTCCGTATTTGATAGAGGCGGTGGCTGGTGGGGGGATTCGCCTTCGTGTCGGCATAGGTGGGTTTCAATGGTTGTTGTAAAAAAATAAAAAATGAGCAGAAACATACTATTTATTTCCGTTGATACAATTAAAGAAAGAACTGGATTGCATTTCAATACGGATGAAAAGTTAGTCAATCCAGAAATCTTAACGGCTCAAGATATGTATATCCTTCCCGCTTTGGGAACGGCATTGTATGAAAGATTACAAGATGCGATTGCGAATAGTAATCTAAACGCTTCGGAAACTACTCTTTTAGATACCTACATTACTCCGACATTGGTTTATTATGTGATGAGTGAATTGCCAATGGGGTTAAGCTATCAGTTCTACAATAAGGGGATTATTCGTAAATCGGGTGAAGGGCAAGAAAATCCATCTGCTGCAGAACTTATTGACGTAGCCGATAGGTATAAAACAAGAGCGGAGTTTTACAAACAAAGATTGGTAAAGTATTTAATTGACAGAAGTGGTTTTAATACGTTTCCACAATACAATAATCCGGGTTCTACTTACGATACGATTGTTCCCGAAAGACAAGCCTATACTTCTTCTGTCTGGTTGGGTAGCGAAGATGGCAAGATGAATTTTGAAGATAAATATCAAGGTAATATAAATCGTTGTTGTGGCGAATAAAACATATTCACTAAAAAATCAAAAGAAGCTACGGCTTTACTTACAAAAACAACAAAATGACTCTGAATCAGTTAGTAACGCAAATAACAAATCTCGGAAACGCACACAAGCAGATAAAAAGCGTTTACTTCGGTGACCTATCCGATTACCTTTCAAGGGGGGTGGAGAATATTTATCCTTCGCTTTTTTTTGATTTAATGGATGGTATTGTTGGTGAAAGGAGTGTTACATTGAATTTTTCTTTGTATTTTTTTGATAGAATGTTGGCAGAGAACTCCAACGAAACGGAAGTATTAAGCGACCAATTAGGCGTGTGCCAAGATATTATTGCTCAATTAAGGCATAATAATTTCGAGTTCAATGTAGGGCTAACTTCTGTATTGACTTTTTTTACTGAAGATACCCCCGATTTATTAGCTGGGGTAAAAGCTAATGTTACTATCGAACTCCTAAATACAGCTAATAGGTGTGTAGTTCCAACAACGTATGTATATTAGTACTGGTAATTCTATTTATTTAAAAAAGTACAATGGCTAATCGGAAGATATCTGAACTCCAAAACAGGACACCAGCATTAAGTGATTTGATGATAGTGGGAGACCCATCATCGGGATATTCTTACAAGTGTACTGTTACTGTTTTGGCTACTATCATAGAAACAGATATTGCGGATGGATTTGTCACAATAGGAACTGCACAAACAATAAGTGGGGCAAAGACCTTTAGTAATAACCTTACTTTAACGAGTGTATCAAATGCTTCTTCTGCGCAAACCAAATTTTTAACTTTAACGAGTGCAAATGTTGTTAATTACAGAACAGGAGCGCAATTGTTAGCGGATATCGGTGGGCAAGGTACTTTAACTTTAACAACAACAGGAACTTCGGGAGCGGCAACTTTAGTAGGTGCAACTTTGAATATTCCTCAATACCAAGCGGTTTTGAGTGGTACAGGGATTGTTAAAAGCACAGGTGGTACGATTTCTTATTTAACCGACAACTCAACGAATTGGAATAGTGCTTACGATAATATGATTGTAAGTGCTGCGGTTTCGGGTACAACAACAAAGACATTAACACTTACACAACAAGATGCAGGAACAATCACAGCGTCTTGGACTGATGACAATACAGGCACAGTTACTTCCGTTGCTGCTACGGGTGGTACAGGAATAAGTGTTTCGGGTTCTCCGATTACTTCAAGTGGCACTTTAACGATAACAAATACTGCTCCAGACCAGACAGTTGTTTTGACGGCAGGAACAGGAATTAGTGTTAGTGGCACATATCCAAATTTTACTATCACAAATTCAAGTCCTTCAAGTGGTGGAACTGTTACTTCGGTGGCAGCTTTGACATTAGGAACAACAGGAACGGATTTAAGTTCATCGGTGGCTAATAGTACAACAACTCCTGTAATTACTTTAAATGTACCTACTGCGAGTGCTACAAATAGAGGTGCGTTATCTTCTACCGATTGGAGTACGTTTAATAGTAAGCAATCAGCAATCACTTTAACCACAACGGGTTCAAGTGGTTCG